CCTTCGAACTCGGCCTCGATCACGTCGCCGCTCGACATGACGACCTCGACCGACTTCGTGGTCATGCGGATATGCACGATGCTGGGTGCGCTCTCGCCATCCTTGCCATCAATGCCCCGCTCGCCTTGTGCGCCGCGTGGACCCTTCTGGCAGAACATGTGACCCTTGCCGCCCATCCAGATGAACGCCGAGCCGTTGTCGATGTAGAGGTCGCCGTCCTGGTACGCATGGTCGGCTTTCTTCAGCCCGGTCCACGCGAAGCCGAACGAGCCGATGCGCTCCCAATCCTCGGTGCCCGGAGCACCAGCGGTGTCGCGCACAGCCTTGTAGATGCGTCCGAGCTCAGCTGTGACGTACACGCCTTCGCGATACACGCCGGGCTGCCAAGCCTTGGTCTCGATGCCCGGTCCGATCTCGCCGGTGTCGCCCTTGTCGCCCTTTGCGCCTTGCGGGCCTTCGGGCAATTCGATCTCGAAGACGCCACCGTCGTCGAGTTCGATCTGCATCGTGCGCTCGCCGGCCAACCCGACCGACTTAACGCTGACCCCGCGCAACATTCCCCAGAGGAACGGGTCGCTCTTCAGGTAGTTGACGACTTCGACCGGGGGCGTGACGTCGCCCTTGTCACCCTTCGGCCCAGCGGCCCCAGGAGCGCCGTCTGCGCCAGGGGCGCCATCCTTACCGACCGGCCCGGGGGCAGGCTCTGGGACAAGGAGAGCGGCCTTAGCGGCGATTTCCTGAAGGTCGACTGGATCGGCGTCCTTGCCGTCGCGTGGTACCCGGATCAAAGCGGCAGCTTTAGCCGCGACCTCGTCCAGATCCACCGGGGGCGCGTCCTTGCCGTCGGCCGGCGTCGGCACAGGAACGAACTTAGCAGCTTCCCGGGCAATCGCCTCGACGTCAATCGGCTCAGGATCCTTCGGAAGCGGCAGCGAATCGACCCGCTTCTTCAGAGCGATAACTTCATCCGCCAGCGGCGCGATGACTTCGACAATCTGTTTTTCAAGCATTGGTCTTGTTCACCATGTAAGCGGTCAGCAGTGCCTTGGCAATGCCGACGTCCAGACCTTTAGCCTCTTGCGGCTCGTCTTCCGGTTCTTCGGGCGGCTCTTCTTGCACGGGTGGAGCTGCCGCTGGCGCGGGTTGTGTCTTGGCGGCAGTCTCGGCCTCGAGCAGATCGCCGATCTTGTCGACCGGTACCATCTGGCGTTGAAGGTAGGCGACGTCACCACCCTTGATTGGCGATAAGCCCTCACGTGCGCGAGCTTCGTCAGGCGTCATCAAGCCACCCTGCACCGCCTTCGTGAGACCGTCCACACGACCGGCGAAATCAGTACGCAGCAGCGCCGCAGTGTCGAGTTCCACGTACTCGTTATTGCTCAGCCCGAACAGCCGGTCGAGCGAACGCTCAATGTGTTCAAGGTACGAGCCCAAGGACATGCTCAGGAAGTGCTGGATCAGGGTCTCGGAGTTGTTCAACGTCGCGTGTGACAAGTCACCCACAAGCGGTGGCGGCACGCCGAACACTCTGCATATGTCTTCAAGCGACATGCGCTGCGCTTCGACCAGTTGCGCATCCTGCGAGTTGATCGACAGAGGCTGGAACTTCAGGCCACCTCCAAGAATCGGCATGCCGCCGGCGGCCCATTTCTTCGACTGCTCGTCGAACGCGGCTCGCAACCGAGCAGACTGCTCAGCGTTCAGCGCTTGGTCGGTTGAAAGGATGCCGCTCGGGCGGTTCATCCGAGAGAAAAAAGCCGCCTGGTTTTGAGACAGCGCGACATTCACACCGATCGCCATCGCAGCGGCCCGGATAGGCGATTCGCCAATCAACGGATGCCGGGGCGTATGGAATCGGAGGTGCAGCACATCGCGGGCAGGCGCAATGTAGTCGACGCCACCAGGGGCAAGGGGGGAGGAGCCTATTGAATAGAAAATGTCTTTCGAATCTTCACTCACCCGAACAGAACACGCACCGCGTGGCAGAAGGTGCAGCGAGTTGATTTCATAGCGGTCGTTGCGGGTGGCGACCGCGAACGCTTCGCCGTCGAACAGCGCCGTCGCGACTAAGTTCAGGAAGAAATCAGGTGACGCTTGGTATGCGTTCGGGTTGCGCAACACGCGGTACGCGGCTGAGGTGCGAACATCCTCGTGCACGCCATCGACGTTACGCACGTGACGCGGGTAACACTGGCTGACTGCCCGGGAGATGGCCATGACACACGCGTAAACGGCCGGCACACGGCGAGCGCTGAACGAGTCGACTTCCAGGTTGCGCTGCCAGCCGTCACCCAGCGACTCGACACCGTAGAAGCCACCGAGCTCGCCCATGCCGCTGAACGGTCCGCGAGCGCTGCCCTCGAACCCGAGCAACGACTTGGCGCGAGATAGCAGGCTCATTTAGCAGCCGGCGTATCTTCGACAACAGGTTCGGCGACTGCCGCCTTAGGTGGCCGGCCCGGACGACGCGGGACAGGGAGAGCTTCCATGTTGCGCGTCATGTAGCCTTGGGAGATTTCCTCCGGCGTGACTTCTTCGTAGAACTCATAGCCCGCACACTGCTTGGCAGTGCCGTTGTCGAGCATCTTGTCGATCTCAGCTTGCGGCATGTTGTGCGCACGTTTGCCGACCGGGGTCATCTTGATGATCAGAGGCATCGTCTAACTCCTTTTTCCCAAGCACCCCTCGAGACGCTTGAGAAAAAGCCCGCCAAGGCTTGCACCGAGGCGGGCAGTGATACTTACCAGGTGATTGCAGTCGTCTCGTAGACAGCTGCCGAGCCACGCAGGAGCGCCCACGAGGTAGGTGCCACCATGCGAATGCCAAGGCTGTATGTCTGCCAAAGTGAACGAGCCTGGAACCCGGTGGTCGCGGCACCAGTCGAACCAGCGACAGCGATACCCGAGTTGACCGGAACTTGACCGGCGGTGCCGACAGCGCCCACAGCAGCCTGAGCAGCAACAGCAGCCATCGTCGGAGCGGTCGCGTTGGCGTTCGACTCGACAACAGTTGCCACATCGCTGACGTCGAACGACGGGGTGTCGAACGCGGTAGCGAAAGTCGATGCGTCGATCAGGATCGCGGTGCCGGCGGGAACGTGCTGGCTCGAGATCACTTCCATGCCGAGCAGGCGGCCGGTGGCGATTTCGTCCGCGAAAGCCCGCTGGCCGAGCGGGTTCATCATCAACGAGACGCTCAGACGATTGGCGGTCGGGATGATCAGCACAGGACGAGCGCCCAGGCGAGCGTTGGTCATGGCGGTCATCGCGGCTTTCAGGTCGGCGATCACAGCAGCTTCGCCACCACCAGCAGTACCAGCAACACCAGTCACACCAGCCAGCAGGCCGGCCGGGCGAACGCCGGCAACAGCAGCAGCGCTGCTCAGCAGAGCGGCGTCCAGAACCTGAGCATAGGCCTCGGTCAGCGCGTCGCGAATCAGACCTTCGATCTGCGGGGTCGAACGCTCAGCGATCTCGCGCGACATCGTGGTGATGGCGGCCAGCTTGTAGCGGTTCATGGTGGCCGAACCGAACTGGAACGAAGTCAGCGGGATGGCGCCTGCTTCACCTACCCACGCAGGCTCGCTAAGCGTCGCGCCGAGCGGGTTGCGCACGGGGATAGTGATCGAGTTGTAGCCGCCGAACGACAACATCTGCGACTTGGCAGCCAGCTCAGCAGCAACCGACACGGTGCGCAGCGAGTTCATGAAGCCCTGGAAGTCAGTGCGAACCAGCTCAGCAGCCCAACCAGTCGTGGTGGTCATCGCGGGATTGACAACCGACTTCTGGATGAAGTCAGCAGCAGCCGACACGCGGTCGTCGTGGCCGTACTCTTTCTCGAGAACCTCGGCTTCGGTGCGCTTGGTGGCGAACGCAACGATCTTCGCGGTGGCAGCTTTCCACAGCAGGGAGCCGTCGCCGTTGGCGTCTTTCTTCATGCTCGGGATCACGGCGGGAGCCTCGACGGGCTTAGCACGCGAAGCCAACACAGCCTCGGCTTTCTTCAGTGCAGCGACGCTGGAAGAGTGCTTCTCAACTTTGGAGCTCAACTCTTCGACTTGAACCAGCAGCGACTCTTCGTCGGGGGCGGCCTCGAGAGCTTTCATCGACTCGACGAGAGCGTCTTTCATGGAAACCAGTTCAGCCTCGGCGGCTGCAATGCGATCTGCAATGCTCATGATTAAATCCGTAAAGTGCGATTGGCGGCCAGAACGGCAGCTTTAGCGCGGTCAATGGAAAGTGCTACGGCGTCGGACATGACGCTAGGTTCGCCTTCCCCTTGGACCGGGGTAAGCTCGATCCCGTAAGCCTTCGCAATCTGCATGGCCCGGGGATGCGCCGGAGTCGAGACAATGCTCGTCTCCAACAATTCGATGTCTGTAAAGTGGATTCCACCAGCCTTGTTGCTGGTTCCCTTGCCTCGGAAGCCGATGCTGGCACCGAGCGGGACGCCGTCGTCCAGCAACTGCTTCAGCATCTTGCCCAGGTTGGTGCTCGCGAGTTTTATGTAGCCGGTGAGCGTGTCGCCGTCGCGCTTCAGGTTCGTCCAGTATCCGACCGGCTTGTCCGCGTCGTGATTGAACAGAGCGATCAGCTTGTCGATCCGAGTGGCGGAATCGTATGCGGCCGGCTCGATCGTGTCCTTTACCCGGTCAGGAGTGCCGGCGGACATGATGAAACGAGCGTCGAACTCAGTCGACGCAGCTTTCTCGATTACGGCTTGCTTAGTGCGTAGCATGCGGTGACATCCTGAATGCAGATGCCACCGGTCCCAGGCCTTTGCGGCGGCTGGTCGGATTTACGCTGATCGGAACGCTCGTCGCGCCCGGGTCGGGTTCGTGCCATAAACGGGGTTATAGCACAAACCCGATGATTAGTAAACCCTTATCGCTGAACAGTGGTCTGGGTGCCACTTCCAGTCATGCTTCCCAGGGTCGAATGGCGAAAGACGAGGCCACGCGAATGGCCGAGATGCGTAGAAGGAAATCGTTCGCGGACCTCCATGAGGTGCGCGGCATCTGGGCGCCCAAGAAGTACCACGTGGCAATCCGCCTACACGTGTCGGCCGCGTTGCCCAAGCCAGCCGACCCAGACGCCACGCAACAAGCCTTTACAGCTCTAGAAGAGGCTCTAAAGACCTGGTTCAGACGATGAACGCGCTGACCTCGTCGGCGGTCGCGGTCGAGAACACGGACATCACCGCTGCCACGAGCGGGTCGATGCGGAGCGTCGACTTCGACTTGTCGAGCTTGCGGTTGCCCGAGG